CAATGACCGTCGAATACAGTTACGCGCGGTCGCCTTCGGCAGCTCCTTAAGCGCTGCCTCCAGCTCCTTAAATCCCTCTACCTTCATAGTCACAACCGGCATCACGCATCCTCATACCAAATAATGAAGTCGCGACTAACCCGGTAGAGCTGAGCTTCCTCATCGTAATCTTCGAAGCCGGTTTGCAAGAAGACGCCTTGAACAATTACAACATCTGTTGGAGAGCTGGCCCCATAAGGCCAAACTCCGCTGGCGCCACCAAGTCTTTCCTTAACGAGGTCACCGAGCCGCGCCGCACGATCTTGATCCTGCGACCAAGAGTCAATCTGAAAGCGAGAGCCAATCAGGTGCGACGGAGCTTGCATCGTATAGCTCTCATTATCAAGCACCCGAATAAAAACGACGCAATCCAGACGATTGCCTTCACTCATCCTCACAGGAAAGACGCGACCAGAAACCATCGCGGCAATCTCGGAGCTTCCGAGCAAATACGTTCTCAATCCTGGTCGGAGGTCAGCCAGCATTCGTAAACCTGTAAGCTATTATGAGAAAGTCTTCGTTGCGATCAACCATAGAAGCTTGCACAATGTTGTAAATATCTACATCTGTCGGACTAGACGACGCGGATGATGGGATGATTATACGGTCGAGCGGACTTAGGTCCGCAATGCTCGCGTCCCATCGGAGTTTAATTTGCACTTGATCTTTTGCAGTAACGCTCTCACCTTGCAACCGCTCTGCTCCGGTCAATGGCCTGACGTCAGCCCAGCGTGTTGCGAGGTCCTGCCAAGTTTCGATAGTCGCACCGGAGTTCGACTGGCTAGTTTGTTTGCGCTGAATTGTTACGCGACTATCAAGTTTGCCAGTCTGCCTTATGCTCATCTAATCAACCTCCAAAGCGTTCCATCGACAAGCTCCTTCTCGCTGAACTGACAGTAAGCAAGAGAGTGGAGCCACTTTTCTCTCTCCGGATAAATTGGCTCTTCAATCTTGCTAAAATCCGTTTGACCAACGAGCGCAGCGGCGCTCATCTTATCGACAAAAACAGGATGGCCCATAACAACAGCCTCGACTGCTGCTATACTTCCATGAGTGACGAGGCAGTGAGCACCTTCTAGTTCGACGTGCAAAGGCGTCTTACTCTCTTTATGCCTTATGATGATTGGCCTGTCCGTAAACTTGCGAAGCTCGTCAGCAGTTCTATGCGCCCATCCTGTGTCAGCAAACAAATTCCAATAATCTGGAAGTGTATCGGCTATCACAATATGCTTTCCATTCATGCGCCACGGCTTGACATTACTATCCAACTTAAGAAACTTCCAACGATCATCAGGAACTTCGTAAACCTCTTGCATCTGCGGACAATTGATGTGCCATCTATAATAACCGCGAGGAACACCCAAATCATTTCCATTCGGAAGCCATGTAGCAAAAACTCGTCTTAAGTATCCACGGTCCCAATATATAAATTTACGTCCAGTCGTCTTCCACTTCTCGTAAAGCTTCCTAAGAGCTGGAGTGCACCCTATCACAGGAACTATATCAGCCGGAAGTTCATCCAACTTCTTAAGATCGCCGCGCACGACGCGACCTAACTTCCTTCCCACACTCTCAAAGAGGTCGAGTTTAAACTTCCTTAATCCAGGCGGGATGAACAGGGCAACCTTATGCGGATCAATCACAGCTTCATCCTGTCAAAAGTTCTCAGCATTGCACTAAGGTCTTTATCATCCTGCCATATCATATTTTGATTAGCCAGCATCCATGGATATTTTTCACCTGCCTTCATCCCCCATCTAACTTGCGAATTGTGAGCCGAACTGCTGTTGACGAACATGGCAACCGGATACGACGTGAGCGAGAGCATATGAATTGGCCCATTACAAACGCCGAAGTTCATCTTCGCTCCGGCATAAAGAGCAATTCGGTCATGAAGGTGAATTGACTTATCGTACCAATCCTCAATAACCGTCGCAGCGATCCTCTTAGCAAACTCCCGCCAAACTGAACTGCTATCTCGCAAACGCGCTCCTGCTTTATTACTCCTAATCGTAACAGTGAAATCATTTCCAGAGACGGCAGGCTTAACAGTTTCCAGACGCCGAAAGGTTCGACCAGAACGCACCCAAGAAATTAACGATTGACAAGAAAGCATTCTAAATCTCTTGTCATCTTTTCCTTCTCCACAAGGCAACCCAGCTAGAGCAGGACCCGGCTGCAAAATTGTCTCGAAGCGCTTAAGCACATCATGGAGACTAAAGTTCTTAAGCTTCGGTCGCGATACGTCGAATTTAATCTTGGTCGCTCCATCAGCCTGCGCCATGACTAGCCAATTGAAGAATTCAAAGCTAGCCAAATAGCGCGAGAGGTCATAACAAGCGATCATTGCCTCGTGGCCTCTACCCAGTGCTTCTTCACCCAAGCGAGTTGCGTGTACATCTGCGGTTTACGTTTGCCGATGAATGACACTATGCGCGCGTCGTCCGGTAGCGCAAAACCAACCTTTTCATTCGGCCAACCGGGTTTCTGAAAACCGTAGATACCTTCCTTGCCTGCCTGCCAGCCGGAAGCGTCAGGAAGCATATGCCATATCCAACCTTGATCATCGGGGAATTCGTGCTGCTCGATTTTAGAAGCCGCATCGCGCGAGAACTCGCTCCAAACCTCAGAGTTAGTTCCGGCACGCAACATCATCACACTAGCATTAAACGGATTTGGATTAACTGCGTTTACTCCTTTGAGTATCATGAAGTCAGCTCGCGGGAGGAAGACGCCATCAAGCGATCCGGTAATAACCAAGTCCAGATCGAGCGATACAATCCAGTCGATGAATCCGTTTTCCCTTTGCCAGTCTGGGTCGAACATCCGTAGACGGCAAAAACAAGCACGATCGCACAGATCACGATCCTTGATGAGACGCGCATTTGGTAGTTGCTTATGCTCTCTGTCGGAGAAAGCTGTAAAGGTGTGCGGGAGCTTCAGATGTTTATGGACCTGAGTTGCAAGCCTATAAACGTCGTGTGGTTTATACTTATCACCCCACAGCCAAGTGATGATATTCAATTCCACAGCAGACCAATCCCGTTATCCCAGCACATTCCGCCAGACACCGGGTCCTTCCGCTTAAGCTCACGACGTATTTCAATGTGACGATATTTTCCCTTTATGTCGTCCCAAAATGCCGGAGCATCAATTGGAAGCTTCTTAGTATCGCGCACATCACGATGATAACTGATGTCGTGAAAAGCAACCATCCGGCACATCGGTCCGTAGTTAGCGAAATCTTTTTCGATAAAAGGACGAGTATGATTGCCATCTATGAAGACTACATCAAACGGTCCGAGCACACGAGCCTTCTCAACGACCTCCGGATCAGTGCTGTCACCAACTATAAGATGCGCGTCATATCCTTCTTTGTTCAATCTATCAACGCAGTCTTGCAGATTGGGCAGCGTCACCTTAAAAGAAGTGTCGCCATGCGGGAGGTCGACCGATACAAGTCTCGAACCCTTGTCTAACTTCTGCGCCATTCTCCATAGCGAGCCGCCATTCTTGGAACCAATCTCAAGATAACGTTTGACGCCTTCCTTTCGCATCAGAGTTCGAAACTCTTCAAACTCAAAAATGTTCTGCAAAAGATGCGTTTCATATTTTGCCCGATTGACTACGTTCACGCTGCTTCTCCCTCTATTAGTTTTCCTGCAGACACAACGACTTCGTCCGGAGTTATTTTTTTCATCGCGTTGCGACAATGAACACAAGGCTCTATGTTTCCGCAAGCCTCAACTCCGCCCGTAAGATTGACATGAGCGTCATAACCAATAACAGAAGGAGGAATGAACCCGCCCATAATGACAACTGCCTTAACTCCGACCGCAGCCGCGGCGTGGTGCATCCCACCTTCATGTCCTATGAATAGACTAGCCTTAGAAAGAACTGCAATGACATCTCTGAAATTATTAAATTTAAGAAACGTAGCATTTGCTAATCGTCTCTTTGTATTATTGTGCTCAAACTGAATTACTCGATGCCCGCATTTCTGCAACACCTCATTTACTTTATCAAAATTTTCCGCGCCCCAATCCTTATTAGAGGCAACCTTCTTCTGCCAAGGAAGGTTCGGCTCTATGACTGTAAACCCAGTGTGGAAAGTATTAGCAAGCTTCTTTTCATTTTGATCAAAATAGAATTCTCCGGGAGTCACCTTGAACTTATAATTCCAAACCCATTTCCCATTCACAGATTTATTGTACATACGATTTCCCTTGTGATGAGAAACCCACTCAACCTGAGACAACGAATGTACACCGGGACGCGCTATGTTCGGGTTGTGGCGAAACATCTCCTCAGACCAAGGACCCCAGATAATCCTCTTCCCATCTCCAAACGCTGCGAGCGAACCTCTCTTGGCAAAGCCTCTTGCCAAGCCAGTTCCAATAATGTCGTCGCCGTATCCCATTTTAAAATCTCTTCCAAACAGCGGCGATGCCCGGAGCGGCGAACTCAGATAAGTGAATGCGACGAAGTCCTGCCGTGCGTTGAGTAAGATTATCATCCATGAAATCTAAATCCTCAACGTAGCCATTCCAACCTAGATACTTTAAAGATCGCTCACCGAGACTGAGAACCAAATCAGCCAACACCTTCGGCGGCATGACCCTCTTTAATTTATGCAATACGCCGACAAACAAGACTATGTCATACTTCATTTCACCAAAAAACTTATTCAGTTCAGCAGGACCTTTGGTGAGGTCGACAACTTCAAACTTACTTTCTATCGTCAACTCGGTGAACCACTGCCTAGCGCAATTAATACTAGGCACGTCTATGTCGCAACCGTGAACCTTAGTTGCGCCGTGACGATAGAACTCGTAACCGACGTGACCACGATTGCAGCCAATGTCTAGAACAGAGCTGCCATCCGCGTAAAACAAAAGGTCACGCAAACCTATCTCACGAACGTCGTGGCTGCCGACACCGGAGCGGCGAACAGGATATTTGTCAGCCATTTTAAAACTCATATGACAAAATGCCATCCTCGACACGATAGCCGTTGTCGAGAAGAGTTTTACCGACGCAGTGATTGAGCTTACACAAATTTCGCATCCGGCAATTTCCGTAACAGCAGCTTCCAGCGTACTGCTTGCCAAGTGTAACGACGAGGCCAGGCAAGGTCTTCACCTTAACCTCGTCACCAACTGTGTAAACTCCATTTACCTTATAGCTCATCACCAACTCTCCGGTGCCTGCGCGAACGCAATGGCGACGAGAGCAAGAACTCCGGGCAACCCAAACAACTGGTGGCCTAGCACAAGCAGCGCGACCGCTGCAACGATACAGAACCAACAGCCAATAAACTTTACTATTCTGAGAGGAGACATTTTAACCTCCTATGCTGCTCTCGGTCCA